ATCCCACCCCCTGTCGCTTGCAGCTTTTTGAAAGACCCCCACGTGTCTGTTTCCTGCGCAGCAGTGTATAACTGCGCCACATCAGAGGACTTGAAAGTGAGGATATTATCGTCGGCGGAGCCCTGATTGATCGTAATGCCCACCGTCGAATTAGCGTTGGAGATTTCATCAATAAGAATGTGAGTGTCAAAGCGCGACGGCCCGGCATCCACGAATAACCCGTATTTGGTGACTGCCGTGACGTTTGTGCTGTCCACTGGTGGACCCTGAATATAGACCGTTGCCGCGTCTGTCATGGTTAGAGTCGCGTTATCGCCGGTCCACGTGGGGATGCCAAAGAATGTGTCTGCTCCTACAGCAATCGTCTCAGAAGCATTATCAAAAACTGTTGCCTGCGCTGGTTTATGTAATTGCGACCCAACTGCTGTGATCGCAGTACGCTTCAGGAGGTTGTTGAAGGTGTGGGCTGCACCGTCCACGTTGGCACCGCCAAACGATAGAGCATCTTGCCCAGCATCTAGAAGAATTAGATTAGCATTATTTGCACCCTCAAAGCGGGCATCAAGATCAGCACCAGTATCATTAAAGGTAAAAGTACCACCATCAATCTCTGTATTACCTGTCGCAGTCAAAGTAGTAACAGTTATGGCACCAGATACTCCTGCTGTTGTTGCTGTTACCCAATTTACTGCTCCATCAGCTACATAAGCACGTTTTCCTCCAGCATCTAATGCATTAGAATCTACTGCATTAGCAGAACCACTGTCAATTGTGTCATCTGTATTAGGCCAAATTTGAATAGTCTGAGCAGAATCAGAATTAATAATTATAATTTCTGAACCAGCAACTGCTGTTGGAAGTTTAACCCCATCACCATTTGTACCTGAAACAGTAATAATATTTATATCTTTAGTTAATGCTGTAGCTCCTGCTTGTGTCTGTGTACTTCCAGCATTAATACTAGTTGCTACTGATTTATTAACATATCCTGTAACAGTCACATCCCCAGTATTTGTAAATGCACCCGTATACCCCATAATGGCCCCATCAATATCTAGTGCGCCATCAATCTCTACACTTTGACCAGAAGTTGGAGTAATTGTTAAACTAGCAGCAGAAGTGCCTTGAATGGAAGCACCATCTAATGTAATACCATCTACTGCTAAAGAACCAGTAATTGTTGCAGTACCAGTATATCCTAAAACAGCACCATCAATATCTAATGCACCATCAATAACTACACTTTGACCAGAAGCAGGATCAATATCAAAATCAGATGCCCCAGTTGAAATAATTGTATTAGCATTAATAGTAATATCATCAATTGTAACGGTAGTAAGTGTTCCAACAGATGTTAGACTAGACGCCACAACAGCACTACCTAATGTAGTAGCATTTAATACAGATGCAGAATTAATATAGTATGCATCACCAGAAACAAGATCTAATCCTGAAGTATTAAAGGTAGCTTGTAATGTACCAGAACCTTTAAATTCAAAAGTATCATCTTCTGAATCAAATATTATACCTGAAGCACCAGCACCATTAGTAATGATAACAAGATTAGTACCATTAAAGAAAATACCAGCATCATCTCCTGCGCCAAAGGTCAGTGACCCGGCAGCAGCTTCTGCTGAACCATCAACATCAATTCTAAAAATACCACCAGTAGTAATATTTGAAGTGCCATTATCAATAGCACCAAACCCTGATGTAATAGAACCACTATTTAAAGCTCCTACAACAACCAGTGCTGGACCATCACCCGCAGTTGATCCATCGTGTTTATGCCCAGTAGATATATTAAACGCTGCTAAAATTCTATCAAATTCATCATTTGAATCAGCCGCATCAATAGTATCACCATCAACATATGTACTTTGTCTTGCATTATAAAGTGCCATTAATTATCCTTCTACTTTCTTCCGCCCTCTACATATTCTATTTGAAAACCTAATATTGTAAAAGATGCATTTGTGCTAGTATCTATTATTTTAATAGCTACACTGAATCCCGAACCAATAACCCATACTCTATCTAGTGCAGTAGGATCAAGAGTGTACACAGCTTCACCGTATACACCTCCACCATATACTGAAATATAAGAAGGGGACGACATTGTGTATGCAGCAGGTTGTGGTACAGTACTTTTACCAAAATCATATTCTATTTCAAGAGATGGAGTTGTTGTACCTTCATATTTAATATTAAATGTAATTCTTTTTATTCTTTTACGTAATCCTGAATCTTGCATAGTAATATCAGGGGAGCGGAAAATAGAGGCAATATTAGAACCAGCAAACGCACTAGTTGATTCTTGTTTATATATAATACCATCATCCCATCCCGCGTGTAATACATTTTCTACACCAGATAGATATCCACTAAAAGCGGCAGATGGTTTAATGCCTAAAGTATCAGAATATTCCCAATAAAATCCACCTTCACCCTGTTTAATTACACCAATAATTCCTCTATTTTGTCCCTCAATATCTGCTGGAATAGTGTACCACATACGATATTGACTTTTATTCCTGACTAACGCAGAACTAAAACTGAATGTAGTTTCATTCAATCCTTTAATTCTGTCTTGAATTTGTTTGGATAAAGTAGAAATATCAACATCATCAATTTTTGCTGTACCAGAAACTGTTCGTAAACCATCAGGTGCAAGAAAGACTAAATCTCCACCAATTTCTTGTACAGTATGCCCTGATACACAACCAATATCATCAGCTACATCTATAAGGGCGATATCGGAAGTACTTTGACCAACAAATTTGTAAATAGATTTTTCACAGAAAACATATAATTGATCACGAAATGATTTTAATTTAACACCTGTATCAGGAATAGTAAATTCAGCAGCACCACTTGCAGGTGTAAAATCATTTGCATTAAACGGGGCAGACATAGTAACTTTATTACCCTGTAAATAAAATATATGATCTTTATGTTCAACTGCATCTATAGGATTAGTGGGGGCTGTGCCCGCTCCACTACCAACAGCACCATTCATAAGTGTATATGTTGAACCATCCCATGTAGCAGCGGCATTAGTGCCTGCTGTACCAGATGCCATAATAAGTACTTCTGTACCTGTCCAGTTATAAATATCAAAATTATATCTACCAGCACTAGTACGGGCTGTTGTTATCGAAGTCCAACCACTTCCTGTACTATGTTCCACATTAGCACCACGAGCAGCAATAACACTAGCACCTAATATTACAATACCTAATACCTGTCCCGAACCAGTTAAGGCATTATCATCAAAGGCAGCATATCCTGACATACGCCTATAGCCACCTTTAACATCTGATTCATAATTTTGTAGAACAGTAGCTGCACCAACAGGCATATCTTTACTACCAATATTTAATAGTAAACCACCTTCGCAAGCTACTTCTAAAGGTACAACTTGACTAGTATTTGGCATTAACTAAAATACAGAACTTATAGGAGATTGTGTATGAGTATTCATAACATCTGAACGATTAATAAGTTCTATTCTCATTCTATTTACACCATCCATAGCTTTACTTTGTGAACGGTCATGGAACACAGGATCAGATAAATGCTCAAACGTATACATTTTAGCCCATTCAACAACCACCCATGCCCATTGATCAGGAATTATCATAGTAGACCCATGTACAGTTAATTCAGCAGGAATACTCCAATATTCATATGTAACACCCCAATTACCTTGATCAGGTAATGGTGTTATACCATACTCATCATTTTGAGTTCTATATACATTTTTAGGATATCCCATATGTGTTTTACTGGGTATTGTATCTGTTTTTTGTTCTTTTCTACGCCATTCATCATATGATATATAAGTAAGTAGACTACCATCACGATCTTCTCTAATACGTACAAAATCAATATCTACGGCAGTAGTAGAAGTATTTGTAAAACTAATATATGTAGCAGTACCAGTAGCAGTAAAATTAAACTCTTTTAACTCACCTTCACCATCATCCACAAGATCATGCTCGGTTGAGGAAATTTCTGTGCCACCAGACGTAGTACCTACTCTAACAGTAACTGCATTAGAAAGATGCCTAAACAACACACGATATTCTCTATTAATCACTGTGCTGATAGACTGGGTAATGCCACCAATATCAGTTCCATCACCAGTTAAACGTGCACGACCATTTCCTGTAGAAGTATACGCAGCAGCACCAGAGCCAGCATTTATAGTAGTCCAACTATTAATATTACTTGTAAATTCACCATTAGTAACTTCATTAATAGGTTGTATAAAAAAAGAATCCCAATCAACAGTTCGATTGGTTTGTAAAGCAATCGCAGCTGTTGCTGGAATTAATGTATCAGTTTGTACGGTTCTATTAAAAGGCCATTCTAATTCTGTACCAACAATATCCTTAATAGCATGGTTTACATCATTCTGTACAGTTAATTGTATTCCAACTGCGTTAGGAAAAGTAGTTGACGTAAGGACAGGCTCGTTAATATCTTTTAATACATTATTTACCAAAGTTAAAAAAGTAGTTGCCATTTAATTTCCTCATTCAACCAAATTGACTTATTAGTTGCGCTTTAAGCATTATACGTCTGAGTAAAACCCCCAAATGGTTACAAAAGCAGCAGTAGCAGCAGTTACTAAATCAACACCAATTGACTGATTAGTACCTAAAATAATAGCACCACTCATATCCCAATGATTAGGAGTATTAGCTAAGACTTTAGTATGAAAAACAATATTACCTTGAGTGTTAGCAGTTTCATCTCCTTTAGCTGTAGCAAGAGGTACACCACCAACTGCATTATTTAGATTTACACCTGTAATTGCAGTACCAGTAGGAGTAAAAGTAGCTCCATTTGTTAGGTGAACAATAACTTCACTAGCCGTATCAGAAGCAAATTCAATTTCTTTAATATGTAACTTTTTAGTTGTATGATCATTCTTAATAAGAATAATAGTGTCAGCAGCATCTGGATCATAAGTTACATTAGACCATGCAAATGCGTATCCTCCATATTCCGAAAAATGCTCCACAGAGGCAACAGTTACAGCAATAGTTTCTCCACGACCTTCCTTATTAACATTCATGACGTAACCGCCACTTGCACTTTCTAGTTTCATTATATTAATCCTTTTGTATCATCACTTCTGAATTCTTCATCTGTTATAGACATTAAATTTAATAACATTAATTTTAACAATTCATTATTTATATCAAGTCTATCTATAATATCATAATCATAAGAAGCTTCTCTGTCTATTGTACCCTTACGAATAATTGTAGGATCACGAACTATACTAGATTGAGGTTTACCAGTACGATAAATAGGCATTATTTAATTTTCTCTTCTGCACCATATATAGTAAATGTTAATGCATTCCCTAAGCCTGATCTAATAGCTACATTTCCACTATTAAAACCATTAATCCAAAATTCTTCAGTTATTGTAACGGTTTCACCAGCATCAATTGGTATGTTCCAAAATAAAGCAGTAGTCTCATTATAAGTAGTACCATCTTCATCATGAAAAATTCTAAATGTTGTTGCGTTAACAGAAGTATTACAAATTACAAATTTACGAACTTCTGTTCTATAATGACTGGCTGGTGCATAAATACTAACAGCAGTAGAATTTGCCGGTCTAGTTTGACCTAATTGACGGGCTGGAAGTCTATTAGCTAATATAGTCATAGTTAGAGTGGGGGAGTAGTTAAACTACTCCCCCATTCCATTATTACGCAGAAGTCCAAGTTGAGTTATCTACAGTATTGCCAACAGGTTTGACATCATAACAAAGAGCCCAAACGCGTAACTTAGCATTTGTAGGATCATCAACTGAAATTAACAGATCAACAGTATCTGCGGAAGAACCAAAATAATGTCCTAAAGCAGATGTAGTAGCAACGGGAGTACTTACTCCTGTTGCAGCAATAGTAGTAGATGCAACCCAACGATTAGGGTCTACTCCATCACCAAGCTCAACCTGAGCAGAAGTATTAGTTGATTCAGCAGTAAGAACTTCATATCCTGCTGATGCAACCCAAGTATATGCTGGAAACTTTAAAACCTCAACAGTATCTGTAGTTCCAATTGTTACAGCTCCAGCAATTACACTAAAGTCTACAACTTTCTCAAGAATATATCCTTGTCTAGAGAGAGCCGGTTGACCAGCAGTAGGGGCAGCTTCAGAAATAGTCGCCATAATTTATTCTCCTTTCCTTTTATTAATCAATTACGTAGTAACCAACACCCAAAGTTTCGGTACGTAAAGTCTTACGACCATAAAGGTGTAGTCCACGAGTTTTATCCCCAAAGAAATCTTCTGAACGCATACTCTCAGTTTTAGCAATCTGAGAAGCCGTTGAAGTAGAGGACATATGACCAAAGAGAGCTAAATTAGTAGCACTAGTAGCCGCTGGTACGTTATTGGACATATAGCATCGGAAACCACGAACTAGACCAGAAGTAACTCGTCCATTACGTAGCTTGCTATCTACATCATGAGACAAATCACGATCTAGAAGTTTAGAATTTTCGTCTGCCATAATTTCCCAAAAGTCAGGCTTAGCAACAAACCAGCGATTATCTTCTGGCGCATTCTGATCATTAAGTTGTCGTGCCGCTCTTGCCATAAAGCGGAGTGGTGAAACTTCACCCGCACCATAACCAAGGTCCATAGCTGCTGAGGAGGAAGTAATATCGCCAGTAGAAGTGGCGCTATCTGATCCAACAGTATTAGCAGATGGAGCCTGCCCTTTCATGTATGAAAGAACCTGTGTGTCAAAGTCGTCGCGTAAAGCGTAGGCTGCTGAACCAATAGCTAATTCAACCCAATTGTGGTGGGCTACTTTAGCTTCAATATCATCAACTGCGAATTGAAAATACTTAGCCTGATCAACAGTAAGTGTTAATTCATCGTCAGCTAAATCTTGTGTCTGTAGATTTAGTCCACGAGTATAGTCTGCAACAGTAATAGTTGGCTCTTTAATAATACGAACGGTATCGCCAAAGCTAGCAATTTCACCAAAGTAGTCAGTATTTGTAATGTCTGAAACAACAGCAACCTTGCGTAAGAATTTCTGTACGTCCTTAGACCAAACTTCTGCTACAAAGTTACCAGAGGGTAAATTCGTATAGCCCTGAGTTGAGGCAACAGTCATGGTATATCTCCTTATTTAGATTATTATTTATTTAAAATACGTCCCTCGGCCTGAGCCTTTTTAATTTCAAGTTCTAGTTCTTCATACTCACGCATCGTCATTTTCTGAATTTGGGATCGTGTAAAGGTTCTTTCTTCATCCTTCATTGTAGTAGGACTACCTGTTTTAACAAGTGTTGAAGCTGCCTTTTTATTTATATTTTTCTTGGTAACACTAGAACCTGTGTCTGATAAGTAGAAGTCAATAACTTCAGCAACTAAAAGACCATTATCTTCATTGTCATAAACTGACTCTTGAGTTTTCTTTGATTTTTTACTGAGCCAAGTATGAAATTCATCTGAACCTGTAAGTTCTTCCCAATTTGGATGAATTTTAATTAATACTTTCTCAGCTTTAGCTCTTCTAGTTTCTTTTTCTCTTTCAGTAATTGTTTTCTTTAATCTTGCTACTTCTTGATCGCGTTTTGCGGTTTCCTTACGGATTAATGACACAACAACTTTATAAGCATCAGGATTTTCTTCTATGAAGGCATTAGTTTCATCATCAGTTAACAGAGGGGTTCCATCGGAAGTTGCCTCTAACTTTTCTTTTAATGCATAAATATCATTTTGATATTTTTCTTCAGCTTCCTTTAACTGTTTAGCAGAATATCTACGTAGATCAGCATATCTTTTAACATAAGATTTTTCTGTTTCATCTAGTTCTTTATCTGCTTGTACGTTTTTTACTTCTTCATCAAGTAATTGATCATCCGTTTTTTCTACTTTAGTAGCTTTAATAAAAGTGCCACGAGAATCAATAACATCTCCTTCTGAATCTGATACAGATTGTGCTTCACTTTTATAAATTTCTCTTTTAACTTCTTCAGACATTTTATTTTCTCCTTGTGGGGCCAATAGTAGGGTAGCCACTAGAATATTCTCAGAGAGGGGCTAATCTAAATGGATTAGGTAGCCTCCCAAACTATTGTATTAAATTTTAGATTTTAGTTTAATCTCTCTCTTTTTTTCAGTCCAATTTCTCTATTTTTTTCTGGAAGCGGAACTGCTGATATTAAATCAGAAAAGAACTTTTCTCCAAAATGTTTAACTACATGAACAGGAATAACAAATTCCCCTTCTGAAAGCATACGTTGTAAATCGTCAGCAACATCTGGTTCTGTTGGTCTAGGTAATTCTTTGTCTAAACGTTCAACTAAACCACCATCAGCTTCCCAAGTATAAGGATCATCCGGATCATCAATTGCAAGCTGCTCTATCTCGTCGGGTT